GCAAATTTGCCCAGCACCAGAAGGAAGCGCGAGCAAGATGACCAACCACCCGAGGGCCGAAGCAATATTTGCAGAGCATGGCATTGCAGTTGTGCCGGCGCATGTAATGCCGGCCGTCGGGCAGACACGGGCAATCGTCACGCTGGAACGCATCATAAACCGCCATGGAGACGACCACGCGCGCTTTGTGGTCATGACGCTGGCAGAGACCGCCAACAACAAAGGCTTCATTGACGAGACATCTCTGTGGGTCGTTTCCGACATGATCCGGGCGGCCGAGAAGAACTTCCCTGATCTGGTGACGAACAATGTCACTGCGTGGTTCTCGTTCTTCGATAGCCTTCCGATGGGGTGGTTGCAGCTTTGGGCGCTGGACCTGGATGGGGTCGTTTCGAAGAGGCACGCGATAGACGGCATGGTTTACGAGCGAATGAAGCGAATATTTGGGAGCATGTCCGTGCAGCCCGATTTACTCGATGACAGGAGAAATGGATGACTTGTTCTGTTGATGGATGCGGCAAGCCAGACGCTTCTAGGCAGTTATGTCGAAGCCATTATAGGCGGTTCCTCAGGCACGGTGACCCACTCATCAAGGTTCGCCCTGATCGTGGTGAGCTTCTGCGGTATTTCACCGATGTTGTCTTAGCCTACGAAAGCGATGAATGCCTTTTATGGCCTTATGGGAAGAGCCGTGATGGGTATGCTCGGATGCGTTATGAAGGGAAGGCCCGGTATGTTTCGCAGTTGCTCTGTGAAACGATATACGGCCCAGCCCCTACAGATGACCACGAGAGCGCCCACTCATGCGGGAACAGTGGCTGCTGCAACAAACGGCATGTTCGATGGGCAACATCAACCGAGAACAAGAATGACATGCTTGAGCATGGAACTCGTTGTGTTGGGTCTAGGCACGGTCGCTCTCGACTGAGCGAGGAGCGAGCTCGCGCGATTCTGGAGTTGGCCGGGACTGCCCCGCAAAGAGTGATAGCGCTTAAGTTTGGCGTGTCTGAGGGGACTGTTCAGTATATACAGTCAAGGAAGACGTGGAAGCACCTCGACAAGCGGGACGACAGGAGATCGGCATGATTGAAATGACTGGACGAGAAATCGGCGAACGTTTCATCCGCGCAGTGCAGATCATCGAGGGACTTTATCGGGTTGGCCCATCGCAGAGCAGGGCGGCATGGGTAGAGGTTCCGTACACGCAGGCCGACAAGAATGGCTGGGGATCGGAAAGGCTGGCCGACGAGCGCAAAGCTTTCTGGAACTCGATCAGCCGCGCCCCAAAGGCTTGGGAGATAACCCAGGCAGAGGAAACTCAGGGTTGGCTGTCTCTGGTGCCGAATGAAGACGAGCGAACCGCGTTAATCTCATGGGCTCGCTGCATGGCTCTTAACGCCGTCTTCAAGGACTGGTGCCGCAAGCAAGGTATCCACCCGGAGACAGGAAGAAGGCGGAAAGAGCGGGCAATCTTACGTATTTTGTTAGCGTTTTCCCGCAAGCCATTGCAGCATAACGAAAACGACCTGTTTTCTCTGTTGCCTGACACCCCTGAAATCGGCGATAAAAGCGTCAACATCGCAGAAGACGCGCCGACGAGTTGGATGGCTGAAAACGCAAAGCCGATGGCTTGTGACTTCGATAGCGAACTGCAGGACTTCTCCTGGGCACAGAAGCGAAACGAAATCCGCCGCCAGCGCGAAGCTCGAAAGCGCGAGGCGGCATAAAGACACCTCATGCATCCCGAAGCTCTGGGTTCTACCAGTAGCCGGGCCACGGTTCGGCTAGGGAGCATGAGGGACCAATTCGCCCAACAGGGCAACGGAATGCGAGGCGGCGCTGAAACGCAGAAGCGCATGCGAGATGCCAAGCTTCATGCTGGTGGTGTCAGGGCATATTCTAGATAAGCCACGGTAGCGTGTGGCCCTCGCAGCAAATCAGGAAGGCGGGCATAGCTCGTGAAGGTTGGGGTTCGTGCCCGGCCGTTCCTTCCTGACGATAGCAGCGCAGGAAAGTTACGGATCGGAGAGCCTGCGCCTCGTTGATGATCCAGCATTCACCAGCCCCGCCCGTAACAAGGTGGGGCTTATTGATTCAGGAGATGAGCATGCGATTTTACCGCGAGACGGAATGCATTTTCGTGCAGGGTCAGGCAGTAGGCGCAAGCCTTCAGATCGGCTCCACTGTGTGGGGTGTTCTCCCTGAAGCTTGGTTCAAGCCAGGCGGACGCCGTAAGGGTGGCGGAAGCTGGTTTATCGGTAGACTGATCATCAACGCGCCAGAAGACCAGCGCGGCCTCAAGGTGGCATTCGAGCTACGCACGCCGTGGTTCACGCTCAAGCGGATCGGGGTCGCATCGCCAGACAGCTACGACCGCTCAAGCGTTGGTTGGTATCTCCGCCGCCAGATGTGCAGCGGCGTCAACGTCTGACCCCCGCCTAACCCCATTCACCCGCCCACATGGAGAGAGCGATGACCGATGACGTGGTCTACGCAACCAAGAACTGCGGGTACGGCCGGAAGACGCTACACGAACTCACCCGGTCTCAATGGAGTACGGTGTTCTCTCAGGTGCCAGGCTGGCGTGTGGTTGATGAAGAGACCGCTCGTCAGCTTGTACGAAGCGGCATCGTACACGATACCGGTCTACACACCCCATGACCACCACCGAGCAAGAGCGGGAGAGGGGTTAAGCCGGAGGATTAAGCAACATGTATCGTCTCCGCCCGTCTTGGGTGCTGACGTCGAACCCGCAAGAATTGCTTATCCGGGTGGAGATTTCCTGAGCCAGTTTACTCCGGTTCTCTATAAAACGACTAACGCGATATACGCCGTGGCTATTGTAGTTTCGTGTGAAATTCATCTCAAGCTCCATTATCCCGAAGCCTTTAAGTGTTTCGAACGCCGACGAAACCATGTTGGGGCATCGGCCGTTTTGCTCTTGGATAATCAACATCAGGAGGAAGAGCGCGCGCTCATCGAGGAATCGTAGGTTGTCATTCACCTCGCGCCCGTACCTTCTGTTTGCGATCGCAGACTTTATGGCTTCAGGGACCTTTAAAAGCATCCCGAGTGCCCAGAGAACCGCTAAAGCCAGGCCGATGGTCCAAATTATCGGGACTGCCTGAGCAACCATCCCGTCAAATGCTGAGGGGTCAATGAAGCCCATTCGCAAACTGACGTGCAGTGCGCCGCCGACTAGGAGGAATGGAAGTGCCAGTTTCCCAACCAATGTCGGGGACCTGTCAATAAAATCTGCTAGTCCGGCCCACATGTTTAACCCTCTTTTGAACGGGTAAATCAACCTTGTCTCTGACCGCAAAGCAAGAGGCGTTCGTCGCTGAATACCTTATTGATCTGAACGCAACCCAGGCAGCGATCCGCGCCGGGTACAGCGAGAAGACCGCGCAAGAGCAGGGGTCTCGGCTGTTATCAAATGTTATGGTCGCAGAGGCGATTGCCGAAGGTGCGAGCAAACGCATCAGGAAGGCCGAAATTACGGCTCAGGACGTGCTTGAGGGGCTTTACCTTGAGGCTACCCGTACCGGCGAAGGATCGAGCCACGGGGCGCGTGTGTCGGCATGGGGACTTTTGGGCAAATATCACAAACTGTTCACGGACAAGATCGAGGCCGACGTCTCTGGCGACATAACGGTGACAGATGCAAAGTCCAAGCTTCAACATATCGTCTCTCGCCTCGCTTCCGCCACTTCAACGTCAGGCGGTTCTGGCAAGTCTGAGTGAAAAGGAATGCCAGGACCTCATCCACGATTGGAGGTTCTTCGCTCGGCATAATCAGATAGCCCCTGAAGGCAACTGGCAGACATGGCTGGTGTTGGCCGGCCGTGGATTTGGGAAGACCAGAACCGGGGCTGAGTGGGTTCGTGAGCAGGTGAAGATGGGGAAGGGGCGCATAGCCTTGATCGCACCGACGGCATCTGACGCACGCGACGTTATGGTGGAAGGCGAAAGTGGATTGCTTGCCGTCTGCTGGGCTGGTGACAAGTCTGCAAACGGGGACATGCTCGGACGCCCTTCCTACGAGCCATCAAAGCGTAGGGTGACATGGGCGAATGGAGCGGTGGCAACGCTGTTCTCTGCCGAAGAGCCTGAACGTCTTCGCGGTCCTCAGCATGAGGCTATGTGGTGCGACGAGTTGGCAGCGTGGAAGTATCTGCGCGAGACATGGGATATGGCGATGTTTGGCCTGCGTCTGGGTAATGACCCGCGTACCATCATCACCACGACGCCCAAGCCTCTGCCGCTGATCAAGGAAATCATCAAAGACCCGACGACGGTGGTCACCAAGGGGTCAACGTTCGACAATTCGGGCAACCTGGCGCCTAAGTTCCTCAAGACCATCAAGGACAAGTACGAGGGCAGCCGCCTCGGTCGGCAGGAGCTTGAAGCCGAGATCCTTGACGATCTGCCTGGCGCGCTCTGGTCTCGCTCGGAGATTGACGAGCATCGCGTCACAACGGCTCCTGAGCTGCAGCGTGTCGTGGTTTCCATCGACCCCTCTGGCACCAAGGGTGCGACTGATGACGGGGATAGCATCGGCATTGTGGTGGCTGGTCTAGGCATCGACGGCCGGGCTTATGTAATGGCCGATCGCACTTGCAAGCTCTCCCCGGCAGGGTGGGGCAAGCGCGCCGTACAGGCGTACTACGAGTTTGAAGCTGACCGCATCGTGGCAGAGCGCAACTTTGGTGGCGCCATGGTGCAGCATGTGGTTTCGACCACTGACAGCAAGGTAGCTTACAAGGAAGTGACAGCCAGCCGCGGCAAAGTTGCCCGCGCTGAGCCTGTCGCTGCTCTCTATGAGCAGGGCAAGGTGTCCCATGTGGGCTCGCTGCCAGACCTCGAAGACCAGATGTGCCAGATTGCACCGGAAGGTTACGTCGGCGAAGGTTCGCCAGACCGTGCAGATGCGCTCGTATGGGCCATCACTGAGCTGATGCTCGGCGGTTATCACTACGGAATGTTGGATGTTGTCTAATGCTGTTGTTTGACCGCCTTCAGAACTTCGTGAGCGGCCTTGGGACAGCCAAGGACAAGCGCGTCGGGAATGCCTTCGTATTTCAACAGATCGATCCAGCCCAGCTTGTGGCGATGCACCGGTCTGACTGGATGGCGCGCAAGGTCGTAGACATCATTCCCGACGACATGACCCGTGAGTGGCGCGAGTGGAAGGCAGATGAAGCGGTTGTTGAGGCAATCGAAAAGGTCGAGCGCGCGCCCCAGATCAACATCCAGGCGAAAGTAAATGAAGCTCTCCAGCTTGCTCGCCTTCGCGGCGGTTCGATCCTTGTTCTTGGTGTTGATGTCGGAGGCCCTGAAGAGGAACTTGTCATTGAACGTGTCGGCAAGGATGCGCTCAAGTACGTGCACGTTCTTGGGCGGGATCAGGTCAGCTACACCGATATCAATCGCGACATCACGTCCCCTTATTATGGCGAGCCCACCATGTGGGAGTTCACCAGCAAGAACGGGCAGATGGTGCGCATCCACCCATCGCGAGTGATTAAATTTATCGGCGCGCCCATCCTCGACAAGTACACAGCGCCAGATGAGGTGTGGGGCGATAGCGTCCTGCAAGTCGTATATGACGCAATCCAGAACGCGGCCTCATCGCAGGAGCATACCGCTTCGTTGATCCCTGAGGCGAAGACGGACGTTCTCTACATCCCGAGCCTGTCGAAGTATCTGGAGAACGAGAAGACCACACAGAAGCTCACCGAGCGATTCACCTACGCCAACACCATGAAGAGCATGTTCAACATGTTGCTGCTGGAGGGCGACGGGAATGGTGCCGGCGAGAAGTGGGAACAGAAGACGATCAGTTTCGCGCAATATCCCGAATTGCTGCGTCAGTACCTCCAGGTAGCATCCGGCGCCGCCGATATCCCGATGGTTCGCTTCCTACAGGATGCTCCGTCTGGCCTCGGCTCCAACGGCGAAGTTACGCTGAAGAACTATTACGACCGGATCGGAGCAGACCAGCGGAATGACCTTTCGCCGGCACTGTGGCGCTTCGATGAAATAGCCATTCGGTCGGCAACCGGCGGACGTGACCCGAAAATCTATTACGAGTGGGCGCCGCTCTACAGCCAGACCGAGAAAGAACGGGCAGAGGTGTTCAAGCTGAACGCTGAAGCAGCCCGCGCAATCGTGGGCAGTGGGGCGGGGCAGGAGCTTATCACCCGCGAGGCGGTGTCTAAGGCGCTCATCTCTCGCATCGAGGAAGACGGCAATCTGCCTGGTCTTGCCGCTGCGGTGGAAGAGTATGGCGACCTGGAAGAGAACGAGCCTAGCGCGGAAGAGCTTGCAGCCGCCGCAGCAGCCACACGGGCAGCGAACACCAACAACGTGACCCGGATGCAGCAGGCAGCGAACGATGCCGCTCCACGCACCCTCTATGTGTCCCGCAAGGTGGTCAACGCCGCTGAGATTATCGCTTGGGCAAAGGGGCAGGGGTTCAAGACCACACTGCCCGCCGACGAGCTGCACGTCACCATCGCCTACAGCCGTGATCCGGTTGACTGGATGAAGGTGGGCGAAAGCTGGGCCGGAGAATTGAAGGTCGCAGCCGGCGGCCCGCGTCTCATGGAACGGTTCGGTGACGCTCGCGTGTTGCTGTTCAAAGCTGCTGAACTAGATTGGCGGCACGAGAATATCAAGGCGGCCGGTGCTTCATGGGATCATCCCGAGTACCAGAGCCACATCACCATCAGCTACGACCCGGAATCGCCCGATCTGGAAAGCATTGAGCCATACCAGGGTGAGATCATCTTGGGGCCGGAGCTGTTTGCTGAGATCAAGGAGGAATGAGGTTATCCTTGTTGCGCGAAAACTAGCAGCTTCCACCGGATCGAGCCTTGGTTGGGTGAGTGCTGCTTGTGATTTTGTGACGGCAATTGCACTCCCTTGTTAGATGCAATTTCGTCACCGCATCCAGAGCATCTGTAAATACCAGCAAAATCTGGTGTCTCTCCGGGTTTCCATTCTTTATCGAATGCGGCGAGCCCATTATCTGCTTTTCTAACCAAGCTCGCGTCTTTGTATAGCGCCATTCTTCCCTCCATTGGTTGGCGGGAAATTGAAGCAGTAAATCAACTCAGAGTCGAGTCCGACTAAAGGACGATCAACATGCAATTCACCGACGCTGTAACGGTGTCCGGCACTCGTCGGACTGCCGATGGGTATCTCATTGCCGAAGCGAAGTCGGTTCGCACCGGCATCCAGCTTTATTCGGGCGATGAGGTGGGCAAGCCAGAGATGCCGATTGTGCGGGTATATCGCCCTGCCGATCAGGTCTTTGCCGACGCCAGCCTTCAAAGCTTCACCCACGCACCGGTGACAATGAACCACCCGGATGAGGCTGTGACGGCGGCAAACTGGAAAGACCTCGCCATTGGCGAAGTCAGCACGGCTGCCAAGAAGGATGGCGAATGGGTCCACCTGCCGCTGATCCTGAAGGACGCCAAGGCCATTGCAGAGGTTGAGGAAGGCAAGCGAGAGCTTTCCGCCGGATACACCTGCGAACTGGTCTGGGGCGACGGCGTAACGCCAGACGGGCAGCAGTTCGATGCCACCCAGACCAACATCAAGATCAACCATCTCGCCGTGGTGACACGGGCCAGGGCTGGTTCTCAAGCTCGCATCGGTGACGGTGCGTCATGGGGCGCTGCCCCTTTCATCCCTGATCACAATCCAAAGAAGGAAACGATCATGACCCTGAAGACGGTTACCGTCGATGGCATCCCGGTTGAAGTAACCGATCAGGGTGCCGTGGTTATCGGCACGCTGCAGACGCGGCTCGCTGATGCCAATGCGAAGGCTGAGAAGGCCGAGGCAGCCCACACCGCAGCTCTTGCGGCAAAGGATGCTGAACTGGCGAAGAAGGACGCCGAACTTGACGCCATGACGGCGAAGGTTCTCTCCGACGCCGATCTCGACAAGCGCGTGCAGGACCGTGCTGACCTCATTGCTGTGGCCTCTGTCATTGCCAAAGACGTCAAGACCACCGGCCTTTCTGACGCTGCCATTCGTAAAGCTGTTGTCGCCGCCAAGCTGGGCGATGCTGCGATTGCCGGCAAGGCCGACGCCTATATCGATGCCCGTTTCGACATCTTGGCTGAAGACGCCAAGAAGGAAGCTGGCGCCGATCCATTCGCTCGTGTCGTTTCTGACGGACTGAAGCCGAACCTCAACGACGCCACCCGCGAAACCAAGGCGTGGTCCGACGGCGTGTCTGATCTCAATGCTTGGCGCTACCAGAAGGAGGCCTGATCCATGCCGATCACGTTCAAACAGTCCATTGACGCCTATGCGGTTGGCCGTCGTGCCAACATGGAAGAATGGAACACCATCACCCGCACCAAGGAAGGCTCCGGCACTCTCGGGTTCGGCGTTCCGGTTATGCCAGGCACTGGTGAACACACCTGCGTCGAAATCGATGCCACCACGGGCCGCACGGTTCTCGGCATCACTGAGGCCTCGCAGGTTCTGCCTCACACCGGTGACAGCTATGCGCAGTACGACAACGTCGGCATCTGCGAAAGCGGCGTGATCGGTGTGCTTCTCGGCGCCAACGTCACGGCCCGTTCGCCGGCGCGGTGGAATACCGCCAACAAGACGTGGACCGGCGCGGCACAGTCCGCGACCGTTGTCACCATTCCGGGCGCAGAGTTCGAAGTCGCAGGCTCCAGCGGAGCAATCGGCCTCGTTCGCTACCGCCGTCCGGTTCCCTCTCTCTCTGTTTCGGGTTGATCGCTATGAACCAACGTATCGTTCTCGACGCTCAGGCCCTGTCGTTCGTGCAGGGGCAGGCGTACAAAATCAACTCCACGGTTTACGAAGCGCGTTATCCCGATTGGGATTTTGGTCGCCTCGTCTTCGTGGACACGTCCGGTCCCGCGTGGTCTCCGGGCATTCTCACCTACCTGTCGGACCTTTCCGGCAAGGCAAACTGGCAGTCGGGCTACGCCAAGGATATCCCACTGGCTGATGTCAATCAGGACATGCAGCTCAGCACGTTCCATTTGGCTGCTATCGGCTACCAGTACAACATCGAGGAGGTGAACACCGCCCTCAACGTTGTCGGCGGCACTCTCACCAACCGCCGCGCCCGTGCTGCACGCTTGGCCTACACCAAGTTCATGTGGGACCTGGCTATTCAGGGATCGCCCGAGAAGGGCAAGAATGGCCTCATCAACCAGGCGGGCGTCACCCCCGTTGCAGCTACTGCCGATGGCACCGGCTCTGCCCGCCATTGGGTTGCCAATGACGGCACGGTGACGAAGACGGCAGCCCAGATCCTGCGCGACATCAACCAGGCGATCACCGGCACGAATACTGCCACGAACGCACTGGAATATGCCGACACGATCCTGCTGCCGACCGAGGCTTACAACCTCATCGCTTCGACGCCGTTCAATGCGCTCGGCAATGACACGATCCTGACTTGGCTGCTGCGCACCAACGTTTACACGCTGGCAACCGGTCGCCCTCTCACTATCCGAGCTGTTCCGTTCCTCCGCACGGCGTCCACGCAGACGGTTGTCGGCGGCGGTCGTCTGGTCGCCTACAAGAACGATGAGAACTATGTGAAGCTCAACCTCCCGATGCCTCACCAGTTCCTGCCGGTCTATCAGGACGGCCCGCTCAACTTCCAGATCCCCGGCATCTTCCGTACCGGCGGCATCGAGTTGATGACCACGGCGACGTTCTACTATCTGGACGGCATCCTCCCGGCGCCCTGATAGCGAATGAGCCAAGCCCGCCCGGTCATGCTGGGCGGGCATATCCAACACTCTGAGGTCAGCTATGCCCTACACACTCAAGAACCTGTCCGGCTTCCCGCTGGACGTTCCCACGCTGCACGGCCCGGTTATCCTGCCTTCCTATGGTGAGGTCATTGCTGAACTCGGCGCGTTCGATGCTGAAGTCATGCGCCAATCGCCTTATGTCGAAGTGACCGAGGGCGGCAAGGCGAAGGTGACGGAGCACACCAAGGATGCAGAAGACGAAAAACTGTCAACGCTCCGGTCTGAGTATCAGGATCTATACGGCAAGCGATCCTATCACGGCTGGTCGGCCGAAGAGCTTCAGGCAAAGATCGATGAAAAGCTCGGGGAGTGACTGATGGCTGGTTACGGCACCAACGAAAGCTTTACGGCTTACGCTGAGGGCGCCGGTTATGTCTTCCCCGATGGCACGACGGAAGCGCAGAAGACGGCAGCCCGTCAGCGTGGCTCGCTCTTCATTGACCGGTATGAGCCTCGTTTCAGCGGTTCTCGCACTGGCGGATACGCCCAGGAGCGTGCTTGGCCGCGCGCGGGGGCATCTACCTATTACGGCGAGGCAATCCCTTCTGACGTAGTTCCTGAGGCGATTGTGAACGCTTCCTATGAGGCGGCATTCCTTGAACTGATCAATCCCGGGAGCTTGTCTCCGGTGGTGACGGGTTCATCTACGGTGAAGCGTGAGAAGGTGGGAAGCCTCGAAATCGAATACGCTACCTCATCGTCAACAGACATCGCAGACATCGTTTCCATGGCCACGCCGGTTGTTACGGCAATCGAGGGCATGCTTTGGCTCTTCATGTGCCCGGTTCTGCTTGGCATTCTGGTGGTGTAAATGGCCGGCTTCGACTACGCCCGCGCAAGGGCCACGGCTGAACGCCTGATTGCCAAGTTCGGCACGGCTGGCGCCATCCGCCGCGCGGTTAAGACCGGGCCCGACTACGACCCCGAGATAACCGAGACGGACTATGCGTGTACGCTGGTCACGCTGGAGTATGACGACCGGGATATTGATGGAACTTTGGTTCTGTCCACCGACAAGAAGATTTACGTGAGCACACAGGGCCTGTCGATAACGCTCGAAAAGAGTGACAGGGTGATCGCGGACGGCAAAGCATATGCCATTGAACGCCTCAAGCCGCTGTCACCGGCTGGTATCGTGGTTTTCTGGGAAGTGCAGGGCCGGCGATGAACGACAACGTGCCGCCATCGATCGCAGCCCGCATTCTCGTGCGCGGCGTGATCATCGGCTTTCTCATCGCATGCGCCGCAAGGCTTGGCTGGGCCGCTGGTGGCTGGATAATCGGGTGAGGCATGACGTTTGACGAACTGCTCGACCGGTACGAGCCACGGCTTGCTGCTGCGTTCCGAGAGGCTATAGACGCCATCAAGTCGAGCATCATTCTTGCTCGGGTTGTTGACCGTCTGGATAGGGGCGACATCAACGGCGCAGTAGAAGCCATGCAGATTGATGCCGACGCCTTCAGCGCCTTGGAAATCGCGTTGCAAGAGGCCTTTAACGCCGGTGGCGTCAATCTCACTGGCGAGCTACCGAGGGTGACGGATCCAAACGGTAATCGGGTCATCTGGCGTTTTGGCGTGCGAAACCCGGAGGCAGAGCGCGCCCTTCGCGAACTATCCTCAACGATGGTGACACACATAACCGACGATCAGCGCGACGGCATCAGGTACGCACTCGAACAGGGGCTTGTACGTGGCGCCAACCCGCGATCAACGGCTCTGGATATCGTCGGGCGGCAGAACGCAGTCACCAAGCGCCGTGAAGGCGGCGTAATCGGCCTCACACGCCACCAGATAGAGTTTATCGAGAGGGCGCGGGTGAGCCTGTCATCCGGCGATCCTGCGCTTATGCGGCACTATCTGACGCTCAAGACGCGTGACAAGCGTTTCGACCGGACTGTGCTTGCCGCTATTCGCGCTGGGAAGCCCATCCCGACAGAGACGCTCAACAGGATCATTGCCAGGCTGAATGACAAGAACCTCTTGCTGCGCGGTGAAATGCTTGCCCGCACAGAAACGATGATGGCGCTCGGCGCGTCTCGCGATGAAGCTTTGAGACAGCAGATCGCCGCCGGTAAGGTATCCGCGCAAGATGTGACGAAGAAGTGGCACTCGGCGGGTGACAACCGGGTCCGTCATACGCACCGGGAGCTGAACGGCAAAAGCGTCGGAATAGACGAGAGCTTCCAGTCACCGTCTGGTGCGTTGCTGCGATATCCGGGCGACCGGCAGGCGCCTATCAGCGAAATCTCCGGCTGCCGGTGTTGGGTGGAATACAAGGTCGATTACATCAGCGGCGCAGCAAGGCGGTACAAAGCGGAGCTGGTTTGATGGCAAAGCTGTCTTTCGGGTCTTCCATCGCCGCATGGGCCGACAAGGTGGAAGGAGCTACGGAATCGGTCTTCAAGGAGAGTGTGCAAGAAGTCGTGGAGGAAATGCAGACACCAACGTCGCAAGGCGGACGGATGCGCGTCGACACTGGCTTCCTGCGTGCGTCCTTGCTGGCTTCTTCGACTGCCATGCCAACCATCAATCGGGCATCTGTCCCGGCAGAGGGGCAGACATACGCCGCCAGCTTCGCGCAGATCGAGGCAGTTATTGCCGGATCATCGCTCGGTGACACGCTCTATTTCGGCTACACGGCCGCATACGCTGGCTATCGTGAATACGGAGCTAATGGGCAGCCGCCCGATGCATTCGTGCGCATGGCGGCTCAAAACTGGAAGCAGATAGTCGACAGGAACACCGCAAGAGCTAAGGCTGCGTTTGGTCTTTAGCGTCTTCTGATTTCTTCACCATTGCCGCCTGAAGGCTAAGCAACGCCAAGCGTGCAGCTTTGATGGTGTTGCCACCGAATGAGCTTTCGCCGGTCTGCTTATTGAACAGCAGATACGCCTCATGAAGGCGGTCATATATCTCGCTGTCTGTAAGGGGCGGCTTTTCGGACATAGAGGTTGAATACATGGCGACGGGAACGGACGCAACAATCCTTGCTGCGCTGATCGAGCATCTTAAGACGCTCTCGTTCTCGCCCGCGCTTCAGATCGCAATGCCTGGGGTCGATTTCCCGGCCGCCGGGCAGACCAAGCCTGACAATTACCTTGCTGCGTTCTTCATGCCAAACCAGACCACCAACAGCGAGGTCGGGGCAGGGCAGGAACAACACCGTGGCTTGTTTCAAGTCTCGGTGTTCTGGAAGAAGGGCGTAGGGCACATCAAGCCGCTAGAAGCCGCAGACAAGATCATCGCCCACTTCGCCAAGGGCACCACGATTTACGCCGGCGGTCTCAAGATCATCATCGATCGCAAGCCCTACGCTGCGTCACCACTCCAAGAAACCGACCGTGTGCAGGTGCCTGTGACGGTCCGATACCACGCCTTCGCATAGGAAAGGATATCCCAATGGCAGGCATCAAAACCACGCTGGCAGGCACGAAGGTGTCGATTAGCACGGCAGCCGTAACGCTCCCGCTCAATGCTGCGGCGTTCGCGGCCTTGACGTTCACCGAAATCAAATCCGTCGGCAACCTGGGCGACTATGGCTCGGCGCCGAACATCGTCAACTACGACACCTTGGACACGGACGTTCGCTCCAAGGCCAAGGGTGTGGAAGACGCCGGCGAACTGTCGATCGAAGTCGCACGCATCTTCGATGATCCCGGCCAGATCGCCATTCGTGCCGCGGCACAGACCAAGTTCAACTATGCGGTCAAGGTCGAATACGCCGATGCACCCTCCGACGATTGGTCGAACACGATCATGTACGCGGTTGGTCCGGTTTCGGGCCCGCAGCTTCTCGGCGGAGGCACGGATGATTTCGTGCGCGAGAGCTATACCGTGGCCTTCACGGATCAACGTCCGCTCTTCATCGCTCCTGTCGAAACCCCATAAGGTGAACAATGGACCTTCTGAAACTCGTACCGAACACCATCACCGTTGACTTGAAGCACCCAGGCACGGACGCGCCGCTCGGCGTCAAGGTCGAACTGCAGAGCCTTGAAAGCGACGAGGTGAAGGCGGTTGAGCGCACCCTGAAGAACAAGGCTCTCAGGGGCGGCCGCAACAATGTCACCGCTGAGAGGATTGACGACAACACCGTCGCGATCCTATCCGCCGCTATCGTCGGTTGGGAGTTCAGCGGTGACGCCAATCTGGCTGGTGACAAGAAGCCTGCCTGCAACGCCGCCAACAAGCGCAAGCTTCTCCAAGTGCCTGCGCTGGCCAAACAAATCGATCTCGCTCTGGGGAATGAAGCCGCTTTTTTCGAGCAGTCGGCGACGAGCTAGTCGCCGCAGTCTCCCAGATCGCAAAATGGGAAACGCCCGGATACGAACTCAACGACGGGCCCAAGACGAAAGTCATCCTCACCCGTCGTGAGTTCAATGAGCGCTTCGATAAGGCCGACGAGAACCCAGACGAGCCGGAAATCCCCGAGGATATAGAGCATATATGGGCTTGGTACTGGCAATTGCACGCCAGACGGCAGCACGGTGCCAACGGGCCGCAGGCGATTAGCTATCCCGAGATCGACGCATGGTCGCGCATCACCGGTGAACTGCTTCTGCGTGAAGAAGTCTCAATCCTGATTCGGATGGATGACGGTTATCGGAACGCTCTAGCAGAGGAGATGGAGGTGCAGCGGAAGGCGAGGGCAGCATCTTAGTCTGTGGATCATGCTGTATGGCGGCAAAATGAAACGCTGTAGTTGCGTCGTTCTCTTGCATTTCCTGGAAAAAATGACCGATAAACTATCAGATTCGCTTAGCGGCGGATTCCTCGGCTCCTAACCGAGGGGAGAGACGGTGGCTTTGACTTTGCACACCACTGCCACCGTTCTCTCATTGTGCACGAGGTGATTAGGACGCCTCGAACAAAAGGACCCTATCATGGGAAATATCGTGACTGTCAATTTCCGTGGCGATGAGCTTTACGGATTTGAAAATGATGATGGCATTTTTGTCGCACTGAAACCCATTGTCGAGAGCATGGGATTGAATTGGGAAGGTCAGCGCCAGCGCCTCAGCAGAGACCCAATCTTGTCAGAAGGAACCTGTGTCATGCAGGTACCTTTCGGCCGCGGGGGTGCCCAAGACTGCACTTGCCTCAAGCTCGACCTTGTAAACGGTTGGCTGTTTACCATCGACACGGCCCGCATCAAGGATGAAGCCGTTCGTGAGAAGGTGATCGTCTACCAGCGCGAATGCTATCAGGTCTTGGCGAAATATTTCGCTGGCAAACATGAAACGCTGTCCGGCAATGCAAGCTCTACGGAAGATGCCCACGAGCATGAAGGCGTAAAGCTGCGGATGGTGAACGAGAGCCGCCAGGTATTCGGCAATCAGGCGGCAGCGCAGTTATGGTTCCGTCTCGGTCTGCCTGTCGTGCCTGCGATGCTGCATGATCCCCGGCAGATGAACCTGCTGGACTATCAGGTCATCAAGGCGAACCCCGAAGCCGCATAATGTCACCGTTGTGGTGACACATTCGGAACCATTGAGTTAGGCGGCGAAAGCCGCCTTTCTTGTATCCGACAGTTGTCAGTTCGGTCGAGCTTCGCTATCCATTTCTCAGTTGGGGGAACGGGTATGCTGAAACAATCAATCGCTTTGTCGGTCGCGCTTATCGCTGCTGGATGCTCGTCAACGTCGGGTGACCTTGAAAAGAAGACGGCCGCCACTGCCAAGGTGCAGACGTTCTCCGAAAACTATCAAGAGATCTACCGGCGCATCCTCACGACCGCAAAGAACTGCCAGGCAGGAAACGTGAGTGCGTATGCCTCATACGATGTAGAAGGCCAGCTTTATAACGAGCTCGGCTACGGCGAGATCACGCTGTCGCTGACGAACCTTGGCACTAAGAATTATTTCTGGAAGGCAAAGGTCGAAAAGCAAGACGCTGGTGCGAAGCTAACGGTGAATGCTGGCAACTCGTTAAACGCCGGGCAGCAGTCCAACAACGTTCTCAGGTGGGCGGCGGGCGACAGCAAATGCTGAAAGCCGGCCGCCTAAACGCCTATCAAAGATACCCTAGTACCTTGCAATTTTGAACGACCCCTGCGGCAGCCTTGTCGCCCTTGAGTTGGCCGTCAATTGCGAGGTTCATCCCCTTACAAAAGGTCTTCACCTTCTCTACCTCGTTTGGCTTGGCATCTGCCAAGTTGAAGAGGTCTGTCCGTGCCTGCTCTGTCTTTTTGGCATCCTGAGCATGGCCCGGAGCCGCGGCTGAGATCGCCGCCACCGCGATTGCAACTATCATTTTCATTTGTGGTCTCCTCGTGAAAAGCGCGGAGGATAGACCTGTCACGCCTGAAAGGTAAATAGATGGATATCGCCCAGCTCGGGATTGAGGTTCAGTCTGGTGGCGTGAAGGCTGCGACGAACGACCTGGCGAAGTTTACCAATGCAGCGCGGGTAGCAGAGAGAGCGGCATCTGACATATCGGGAGCATCGAGCAAATTTTCGTCTGCCGAGATAGCCGCAATGTCTGCTGCTTTGGGCGGAGTTGAGAGGTCTTCAAACGCTGCGGCTAAGGCTCTGGCGGCTGCGTCACTTGCCGCACAGAGGGCGGGATCGCTCGGCGCGTCTGGGGTCAAGGCGCTTGGCCAGGCATCGGGCGCGGCTCGCGCGCAAGTACAGAACCTGTCGTATCAGATGCAGGACATCATAACGATGCTCATCTCTGGTCAGGCACCTTTCATGTTGCTCGCCCAGCAATTGCCGCAGGTCACCCAGAACGGCGGCCAGCTCAACGGCGTGTTCTCGGCAATTAAGCAGACCATTACCGGTCTTATCAGCCCCCTCGGTCTGGCTACGACGGCCTTTGTGCTCATCGGTAGTGCAGCAGTGTCGTATTTCAGCGAATGGATGTCTAAAGGGTCGGAATCCAACAAGATTGCTGAGGAGCAGGCCAGACTTATCGAGGCGGTTGCTGACGAGTGGGGTAAGGCGGTGCCGGCCCTGCAGGCTTATGTGGCCGCTCTCAAAGACGCCAAGAGTGCTGCGGACCTCATCAACGTGACTAACACCCTTGCCGACAACCAATGGGATATGGCTCGCCAACAGATCCATAATCTCAACGTCGAAATGGGGAATACTATCTCGCTCATGACGCAAGCGGGCGTGGAAAGCGAGACGATCTATTCGTTCCAGAAAGCGTGGGAAGACGTCACGAAAGCGGTTTCAGAGGGGCGTCAGGATTTAGACGCCATGAAGCGCGTTCAGGATTCTCTGGCGAGTGCCATTTCCCAATCTGGCGTACAGGCACTCAGTGTGTTTGAAACCGCCTTCGCGGATCTCGCGCAGACTATCGCGGGGGCCACTCGGCAGGCATCCACATTCAGAGAGGCCGCAGTTCAGGCTTTGCTCGTTGGACAAAACGGCCCTCAGCTCGGCCAGTTATCCCCGTTGTTTTCTGAAAACGGGCAGTTCTACAGCGGCGAAGACTTTATCCCGACGGACGCTCCGACTCCATCACGCCGCCCGTTGATTGAGTTGGAGGGATTGCCAAAAATTGGGGGCGGTCGAAAAACAGCCAAGCAGAGTGCCTATTCTACCGCTACTGCCTCCGTCACCGAGCAGACGCGAGCACTGCAGGCCCAGACGGCCGCACAGGCCACGTTGAACCCGCTGGCGAGCGATTACGGCTATGCCGTCGCAAAGGCGAAGGTGGAAACGGATCTGCTTCTGGCGGCCGAGAAGGACAAGAAGGCGATCACTCCCGAACTGACGGCGCAGATCAGCGCACAGGCCGAAAGCTACGCGCAGGCTGTTGTCGAGCAGAACAAGCTAACCGAGGCGACGAAGAAGGCCACGGAAGCGGTCAACTTCGTGAAGAACACGACGGCTGGCTTCATCAACGATCTGCGCGACGGGCTAAAGAATGGCGAATCCTTCTGGGAATCGTTCAGCAATGCCGCCTTGAACGTGCTGGATCGGATCACCGACAAGCTGCTGAACGATGTTCTTGATGCTGTGTTCAAGGTGTCGAATGCCGGTTCATCGTCTGGCGGTGGCGGTTTCCTGTCGGGACTTTTCGGTGGGCTGTTTGGTGGCGGCGGCTCGCAATGGGCAGGCATCAAATCAGGCAAGATCACTGGAGGCCTCTTCGCAGACGGCGGCTATACAGGTGGCGCATCTGAAAAGGCAGTCGCCGGTGTCGTGCATGGTGGCGAATACGTCTTCTCCAAGAAGGCAACCGACCGGATTGGCGTTGGTAACCTTGAGGCAATGCACCGCAGCGCCAAGGGGTATGCAGTCGGCGGATATGTCGGCTCTGCACCTGCCTCAATGCCAGCGAACAGCAATGTTCCCGCTGGTGGGCAGTCGGTTGTTCTCATCCAGCTTTCGCCTGAACTGGTCGGCCAGATCATGCAGCAAGCTCAAAACCAGACTGTGAAAATCGTGCAGCAGAACGAGAAAAACAAGCAGAACCTCCAACAGAACGGGCAGGCGCAGAATGGCTGATCCTATTTTGCTCCCGGCCGTCGGCTGGAGAGAATGCATCTTCGACCCGGTGCAGCCACGCAGCATCAACCGCATGGAAGGCCGAAGGACGGAATCTCAGTCCTTTGGCACTCCATACTGGCGGGCGACCTATCAGGCCACATGGCTGGACAAGGCCAAGTTCGGTCTGATGGATGCCTTCATGATGCAGGCGGGTGATGATGGAGAGACATTCCTTGGTTACGATGTCTTCCGGCCGCGCCCGATCGCTATGGACACAGGCTCGCCGCTCTCCGGCACCAAGGCAGCCGGCGGCGCGTTCAACGGCGATGCCTACCTTCAGGCGATCACCGGCACCACACAGTTGAATGTCGGTGGCCTTCCGGCGGGCTTCATCCTCTCGCCTGGCGACTATGTCGAGCTGCGGATGGGTGTCCTCAAGCGGTCGTTGCATCGTGTTATCGCTCCCGCCACGGCCTCAAGCGGCGGGTTTGTCACTCTCAACGTCCGTCATCCAGTCGACCGGGATCATTTCACCTCGAGTGCGACGGTTCATTTCGAAAAGCCTTCGTGCACGATGCAGATCGACCCGGACAGCTACTCGGGCGCCAAGTCGTGGGATAACCGCGAGCCATCATTCAGCGCGACGGAGGTCTTCGTATCATGAGCGATACCCCGGAAAAGTTGGTCGTGTCGCAGCCTACCTGCTATGTCGATCTCAGATACATCACGGCAAATCACGATCCGTTCGAGCATGTCCGGCCGAAGGTCGAGGAAAAAATCAAAGAGATCAACTTGGTTATCCCTGTAGACACGCAGGATCCGGTTTTGGCGGAGCGCAGAGCCTGCGCCGTCAGGGCTCTGCAACAGATGTCTCCGCATTACATGTCAATGTCTACGGCATTTGCCATTGCTGATGCCATCATGAGGCGGTGCCATGAGCCTTGATCCAGTCGTCGCAGCCCAGATTGAGAAGGGCCGCATTGCCCGCCTCGACCTGATCCGTTTCGATCTTCCCGGCAAGACGGTTGGTTATCATCGTGGCGGCCGGTCCTATACATACAACGGCCTCGTCTATCTGCCGAACCGGTTCTTGGACATCGGCAGCATGACTTCGGCGGTGGGAACGGCGGTCACGACCCGAACCATCACGTTCTCGGACATTCCGGTGACTGACCCAGACGATGCGGTCGCGAGGATTGAGGAGTTCGACTACCAGAACTCCCCGGTCATCATCGCCCACCTGTGCGGTGTGCCGAACACAAACGAGGTCTTGGGCATCCTCGCATCGTCCATCTATGAGATCGACCAGGTGCGCTACAACAAGGGTGCTGTGTCGGGGTCTGAGCGCACGCTGACGATGGAAATCGATCTTCAGCCGCCGGGACGTTCGGCGCGAGGCTCGACGGGTGTCAAGCGCTCGATCGCAGAACAGCAGTTCGACAACAGCTCTACAGACACCGGCCTCGAATTCGTTGCGACAAACGCGTCGATACCAGAGGAGTGGGGCCAGGTGTCCCGTTGATTAAGTTTCCCCGTGGAGAAGCTTGATCCCGGTCACAACGTCGGCCAACGATGAGTATGGCGCCGATCTTTGGGAAATGCCACCGCCAGGGAAATGGGAAACCGGCACCCACGAACGCTCAGATTTTGTGATCCAGATCAGCGTCCCAAGGGGATAGGGTTCTGTGTTGCTTGACGTTGGGTCTACGGAAGGAGGATGCCCTCCCGCCAAGGGTTCATCGCTGGAGTACTCAAGAATCTTGGCTAGAGCTTCTGCGAGCGATGATTTGAAGTGCTTTCCGAGAGGAAGCGATGCGGATGGCACCTGAGAGCCGGGAGGGAAGACATTGAAAAAAGACCAACCTCCCTTTTGCTTCAAGAAGACGACAGCTGACCCAACCGGGTATGCGAATTTTGTCATGTAAGCCTCCAGTGCTCGACCCTCTGCGGCAACCTATGCGGCAAATTCGGGAAGGTAAAGACTAATGAACAGATTTAGGGTTGTCGAAGCTACGCTGAACGCGGAGCTGGCGAAGCCGTATGCCTATGGCACAGCCGATTGCTTCTTCATGGGCTGCGCGATGATCGATGCTCTCACGGGCGCTGAGACAGCCAAGAAGTATCTCGGGTCCTACAAGACGCTCGCAGGCGCCCAGAGAGCCCTCAGGAAGCGCAAGCACAAGTCTCTGGTGACATTCTTCGAGGCCGAACTGGATCAGCCCTCCAAGGGCGCAGCAGAGGCAAGGTTGGGCGATCTGGTCATTCTTCGCCTCGCAGATGGCGCCGAGCATGTCGGCATCTGTCTCGGCCTCCGCTTCGTCACGAAAACACCCGCTGGCCGGCAGGATTACGGCCTCGGGGAAGTCGTCGCCGCCTTTCACATCGGGTAATCACCAATGATTTTTACAGCTATCGGCACGCTGCTTGCGGGCACGGCGACGATATCGCTATTCGGTGCGACGGTCTCTCTCGCATCGGTCATTGGCGGCGCACTCGCCTTCGGCACCAGCCTAGCTTTCAGCTACCTCAAGCGGCCCAAGAAGCGCACCTACACAGCGGTGCAGGGTGAAACGCAGTACGGCGGCGACATCGACGTCCAAGCGCTGTACGGTCACGGCAAGACCAAAGGCCAGCGGACCTATTACGCAAAGTGGGGGCAGGGCAACAAGTACAATGCCGAGGTCTTTGTGCTGGCTAACGGCTGGTGCGATGGTCTCTTCGATTATTGCTTCGTCTATGGTGAGCGCCGCGCGCTGATCCAGGTTGGCAATGTAGGCGGTGAGGCTGCGCATTATCGCGTTGACGGCTTCAGCGACAAGATTTCGATCCGCTTCTACGATGGCCGCCCGGGTCAGCCGGTTGACGCCAAGCTCGTTGCGGACACTGCGTCTCTCGGTAACACGTGGAAGAGCACGAGCGTAAACGCTGGCCAGTGCTATGTCATTGTCGAGCGCCTTTATGACAGCGCGCTATTCGAGAAAGGTAAGCCCGACTTCGAATTTGTCATGCGTGGTCTCCGCGAGTATGACCCCCGTAAGGATTCGACGGTTGCCGGCGGTTCTGGTCCGCAGCGCATCAACGATCCGGCGACGTGGGTATTCACGCGCAACCCGGCTGTGCACCGACTGAACTATCAGCTTGGCCTCAGGGCGCTGAACTCAGGCCGCACGCTGATTGGTGAAGGCAAGTCGCTCGGGCAACTGGATCTGGCAACGTACTTCGTCGCCATGAACGTGTGCGACACCATCAAGGCCGGGAAGCCAACGTATGAATGCGGCCTCTGGGTAACCGGCGCTGACGACCATACGGAAATCCTCAAGGAGTTTGAGGATGCGATGGCGGGCTACGGCCTTAACCGTCGTGGCCTGTCTGGCGTGATCGCTGGTGCGCCTCAGATTCCGGTTCTGGAGATCACCAAGGATGATCTTGATACCGGCCGGTCGAGCGAAAACCAGTTCAGGAAGTCCGCGTTCGAGCGGTATAACCACATCTCCGGCCAGTTCCTGTCAATCGAGGACAACTGGAACCCACAGAGCCTCAAGCCGGTATATTCGAATGCCGACGTGGCCGCCGATGGCCGCAACCGGCAGACCAGCAACGATTTCCTTCAGGTCACCGACCCGGATATCGCGCAATACCTTCTGACCATTCGCTATCGTCAGAACCGCATGGGCGGCACGGCCACCTTGCCTGTCAGCCTGCGCGTGGGCCTGAAGGTGCAGGAAGGTGAGTGGATCGTTTGGAATGGCCGCACATGGATGATATCCGAGTGGCTATGCGACGAGAGCTTCAACATCACGCTGAGGCTTTCGGAAACTAGCGCGGATATCTACGATGACGGTGGCATTGATCCCGGCCCGGTGGTTATTCCGCCCACGCCGCCGATCAATCCGTCTGTCCTGACAACCGTGCAAGACTTCGCGGTTGAAACCGGAATGATCGAAGGCGCGGAAGGGTTTCAGACGCCCGTTCTCCGGTTCTCGTGGGATTTCCCAGATGATCCCACCATCATCGAAGTCATCTTCGAATATAGGATCAGCGGCCAGACAACGGTCTACACCGACGTCTACGCCTGCAAGGTTCCGGAAGTCGTAAACGAGTTCGGGCGCGTAGAGTACCAGACGTCCAAGGATGTGATCTCGGGCGTTTTCTATAACGCTCGCGCCACGATCCGCACGGTTCCTGATCGGTTCAAGACGTATACGCCGTGGGTTACATCGGCCAATGTCACCGGCAATCAGACGGTGTTCGCAGATGTCGATCTGTCGAATATTGAGGATGCCCTTGGCTGGCTCCGCAATAGCACCAGAACCGCGCAGGACGCCATAGACGGCCTGATAGCGGGTATGATGGAGCTTTCTGTTGTCGCCTACAAAGATACTCGTAGTGCAGTCTATGAACTATCGGTTGAGCTTGGCGCTGCGAGAGCGTCATTCACTCAAGACCTCCAGCTTGCTGTAAGCGAGACCCAGGCAGTAGCAGGAAGGGTAGAAACCCTCACGGCGGCGTTGGGCGGCAACACGGCGTCGATCAACATCGCGTGGGCTGCAGTTGCTGCCCCGTCTGGCTATGCGGCCAGATATGGCATCACCGCAGCCGTCAACGATGAAAACTATAGGTCGGCATCTTTCCTGATGGATGTGCCATCGAACCCGTCAAGCCCGACACGCATCATCATGAAGGCTGGTCAGGTCGTCATGGTCAGCGATGACGACGCGACGATAAAGCGGCCGTTCGTGTTTCAGTCGGGGGTACTCTATCTCGACGAGGTGAGGGTAAACCAGTTGTCGGCCCTGTCTGGTGTGCTGGGCAATGTCGATATATCAAGCGCTTACATCGGCACGTTGACTGTTGGAACGTCAAACATCGATCCCGGCGCAATCACCGCGGCCGAGTCCGGTATTCTTCCCGGAAACGGGTCCGTCGATATCACGCTTACTCATGGTTTTGGGTCGCCACGTGTACAGGTGGATGTGGTCGGGAAGGTGTTTTCTGGAACGTCGACCGATCAGCAGTACGTGAGCTTCACTCTGCGAAACGTCACCGACAACGCCGACATCGAAACCTTCCTGGTGTTCTCGAAAACGACACCGGCCGCCGGTGCTGCGCGCCTCCTTGGCGCAACCACGTATTTGTTCAACCCGCCAAGCGGGCGGACTCAAACGACGTTCAGGCTGACCGCAACGCCGCAGGGAGCGACCCCTGTCAACTCCACAATCGTTGCTCAAGCATTCAAGAGGTAAGTAATGGCCACTGGCAATCAGATGCAGGTAGACGCCCTCGTCGCCCTGCAGGAAGCAGAAGTGCGCGAAGAATTCCTGAAGCAGCGGACCTTGCTGCTCGGTCAGCATCTCGTGATGC